GTTGTTCCAGGTGTAGTTCCAGGTGTTGTTCCAGGTGTAGTTCCAGGTGTTGTTCCAGGTGTAGTTCCAGGTGTTGTTCCAGGTGTTGTTCCAGGTGTAGTTCCAGGTGTTGTTCCAGGTGTTCCAGGTGTTGTAGGTGTTCCAGGTGTTCCAGGTGTTGTAGGAGGAACTGGCTCTACTACAGGTGGTGTAGTTACAGGTGGTGTAGTTACAGGTGGTGTAGGAGGAACTGGCTCTACTACAGGTGGTGTAGTTACAGGTGGTGTAGTTACAGGTGGCACTGGTTCAACTACAGGAGGTGTAGTTACAGGCGGCACTGGTTCAACTACAGGTGGTGTAGTTACAGGTGGCACTGGTTCAACTACAGGTGGTGTAGTTACAGGTGGCACTGGTTCAACTACAGGTGGTGTAGTAACTGGTGGCACCGGAGCTGGAGGGGGCACAGCTGGAGCGGCTGCCGCTCCACCACCGCCTGCAACAGCAACAGCAACAACAGCGGCCGGAACGCCAACGGCAGCCAAAGTAAGTAATTCATCAGAAGTTAAACCACCAGTTGGAATATTAGCCAATTGTTCTGGACTCAATGTTGCCAATTGCTCTGAAGTTAAACTTGCAACCTCGGCTGGTGTCATAGACGAAAATTCATTAGCTGGAATATTGCTTATGTCACCTAAATAACCAGGCGGAGGTGCTTCACCTGGCATTGCTGGACTAACAGGAGCTTCAGGAACTGGAATATCTGGAGCTGGAAGAACTTCGACATTTGGAGTTCCACCGGTGGTCATGTTACCATCAATGCTGATTGGTTGATTACTTTCAATAGCTGACAAATAATCATCCAATGGCACTGTTTTACCATTGGCCATAACTACATCATTGCCAATAACAGTTCCTTCTGGCAAATCGCTTATGCCATTGCTTTGTAAATTGTATGGTTGTTGTGGTGTAGATCCAGGAACTTGTGGACCTTCACTAACAGGTGTATATGTATCAGTTGGTATTTCTGTAGGCACAGTTGGCTCAACAGGTGTTGGTTCAAATGGAGTTGAATAATCATATACAGGTGCTTCTGGAACAACAGGAGCAGTTATATCTGTTGGTAATTCTGATACAGGAGGAACATCTGAAACAGTTGTTTGTATTTGATCTACACCATCAGCATAATCGGTAGCTGAACCAAGATCAATATCACCTGATTCAACACCGGCTGCCACAGTTTCATTCAAGGCCTCACCCAAGGCTTCTGTGCCATAGGCCATGGCATAGGCCAATGCGGCACTTTTGGCTATGTCTTCTATGCTTTCACCAGCAACTGCACCTGCGGCAGCATTGGCCAGGGCGGCACCCCATGGACCAAAGGCAGCACTGCCAGCAATGGTAGCAATGGTTTTCCAACCAACAGTCTTGTTGACCAACTTGTCAAAGTCAGCCAACATGTCCATGTATGGATGTTCCATTGCTGCTTTTTGTTCAGCACCAAGGCGTGCCCTAGCCGCTTTTTGTGCGGCATCTTCTGCTTCAAATTTGGCATTAAAAACTTGTTGAATATCCTGCAATGTTTGAGCTGGTGCTGTGGGATTGTTCAAAGGTGTATATGAATTGGTTCCTTTTTGGGCTACTGCCCAGCCACCAGCTCCTGGAATTGGTTGATAATCAGCACCATTGGGTCCATTTACATTGAATCGGTTGTTGAGCAAATTGGCAAATTTAGCAGTGCCAGGTTGAGGCAAATTGGCTTCAAATGTTTTGACTTGCTCTGCTAGTTTTGCGGCAGCCTCAGCCTGTTGTTGCTGTGTGGTATAAATGCTGTAATTGGTCTGTTGAGTTTGTTGTTGTTTGTTAAACTCATCTGCAGGTATAACAGCACCACTAGGACGACCATCTGTGCCAACTCGTTGTAGATTGTTGCCCACCACTTGAAACCATCCACCTTTTTCACCTGTGATGGGATCATCTGCTCGGCTCACAAACTCTTGACCGCCTGGACCAAATGTGTTGACAAATCCAGTAGCTGGCCCTAATTTGGATACAAAATCAGCAGTGGCCTGTTGTTGTTGAATAACACCCTGTGCTCGTTGAATTGCACTGGGATTCACAGTGACACCATCAGCTTGAGCTTTGCTTATCAAATCATCAATTTGTTTTTGTGAAGTTGCATTTTGAATTTGAGTTTCATAATCTTGTGTTTTGACCTGCAAAGCCGCAGCCGCAATCCTGGCTTCGGTTTGTTTTACTATATTTTGGGCACGTTCTACAAAGCCCTGATTCAATGGCAAATTTTGATCTGCAGCCTGTTTGACCACAGCGTCTAATTCTGCTTGAGTCTTGCTCTGCATCAACTGATTTTGTAATTCAGCGGCACGAGCCTGTTGTTCTTTGGTCAATGGCGGTGGTGGTTTAGGCACCGCGGCAGCCTTTTCAGCGGCAGCCTTTTCAGCGGCAGCTTTTTCGTTGGCCAATCTGTTGGCTTCTGCTTGTGCGGCAGCGTCTTTGGCTGTTTGTGTAGGATTGGCCTGATACCAACTCTGACGATTTTTGGTCAGGGCGGCCAAAGTAGTGCCACCTGTCTGCAGAACCTGTCCTGTGCTGGCATTGACTGGATCTGCTGTAGTGGCACCTGGCCTGCTTACATACCAAGTGGCTGTAGTAGGTGACTCGGGCACTAGGTTGTATTTGTTGCCTGTGGCTGGATCTGTTATGGTATCTGATCCACCTTTGCCAGTCATGATATTCTTGATTGTGGTGTTGGGATCCGGTGGTTTAAACAAATTTGCAGGCGTTGTAGGCGTAGCTGGTTTGGCAGGCGTGGCAGGCGTTGCAGGCGTAGCTGGTTTGGCAGGTGTAGCTGGCTTGGCTGCGGCTATTCTATTGTTAGCGGCTACCAACACAGCGTTGTCAAATTTGGCATTGCTACTGCGTGCCGCTAGGGTTATTGCGTTGACTTCAGCTGGCGTAGTGGCCTTGCCAAGAAGTGATTCTACCTGGCTTTTGACACTGGCAGGTGTTCCTGAGAAAGTTTTTGGAATTGTTAAGGCCATAGTAATATTTATCGGTTCCTTATAACCATGTGGGTTTAGCTGGCCAAACGACCGCAGTTGGGAAGCCAGCCTGTTGAGGCACTGCCAACAGTTGTTGTCTATAAGCCACAAGGTCGGCCTGTTGATCCGCAGTCAGGCTGGCATACCAAACAGGATTTACACGATCCACAACAGACAATTCTGAATCTCTTTGTCGTCTGGCCTGTGCCTCACTGTGCACCTGATCCAATTGCCATGTCTTGGTAGAGTAATCAAATACATGTGATCTACTGGGTTTCTCGGCCTTTTCAACTGCTTGGCCTGATTCAATATAATAGTGTTGGCCAGAATATTCTCCGGCAATATAACTCTTGTCAGCAAGATTTGTTTCCGCTTGCAACAAATCATGGGTGGTCAACACACTGAGTATTTGGCCAGTGGCCGGATCATAGATAGTGTAGGTCATCGTTTGAGTGTTTGAACCAACCAGGTTCTTCCTAAGAAATAAAAGATAGTAGATCCACTGGTGGTGCCAGTCTTTCCATATTGAAAAGCAATGCTATATCTATAGGTGCCTGCAGCAGGAACTGTGTCAGCCACTCCGGTCCAGGTTGGATAAAAGAATGCTGTGCTACCATCTGCTGTGGTCACATTGTTTACGTCAAATATCTGATCAAACAAAGAAGTTATAACTCCAGTGCTGAGATTTGTTCTGCGTAGATAGAAAAATCCAGTTACATCCACACTACCAGAAATGGTTGTAAATTGAACGCCAGCTTGAACGCCAGCAAACACAAACAAAGGTTGATTGTTTTCTGTTGTGGTAAAATCCAATGTCAAATTAGAACTAACAATAGTATTTTGTGCCAAGTTTGAAAATATTTGACTAGATTCAGTGGTCACGCCCGCACCACTACTGATGCTTAATGGCACTACTGTGTTGGTTGATACTGTGTTGGAATTTAATCCGCCGCCACTGATCAAACCTGTCACTGTTAAATTACCACCTATGGTGGCATTGTTGCCCACGGTAAGTTGATTACCAATGCTGACTGTGTTGCCAAAGCGAGCATTGCCTGTTGAACCTTGCAACCAAAAACCTGAACTGTTGAAATTACCAATTGTGGCACCAGTTGATATTACTGTGTTGGCTATGAGCACGTTGGCTGCCAACTGTTCTGCTGTGATAGTGCCGGCCAAAATAACATTGCCTTGAATGGTGTTGGCTGTAAACAGATTGGTGGTCAGCGTGCCAGTAGCTATGTTGTTGGCCACAATGGTGTTGGCTGCAATGTTGTTGCTGGTAATGGTGTTGGACTGGATAGTGTTGCCAGTTATGGTGTTGGCTGCTATCAAATTGCCGGTAATTGTGCTGGCCACAATCAAGTTGCCAGTTATGGTATTGCCAGTGATCTTGTCACCAGTTATGGTGCTGGGTGCCAGACTAGTGCCTGTAACTGTGTTGGCCACCAAGGTATTACCTGACACAACTTGTCCTACTGCACTGATCCAGGTGCTACCGTTGTAGGTAAATGTGCTACTGGCACCGGTAGTAGGATACGCAAAATAAGCAGTGTCCCCATCTACTGGTGTTAGTCCGGTTCCAATTGGAGGTGTGTTGGCAGTTCTGCTGGCTTCAAACCAACCGGTCAGGGTTGAAGTTGAAGCGTTCCCAGGATTGGCTGTGGTAATCACATAACCCATTGGAATAGGACCACGACTGCCCGGTGTTCCGTTGGCAGTTGTTACAATGTCAAGATCTATGGCCACATTGGCAGTGCTCACAACAAACGCACTACTAGGCGGACTACTAGCAGCCGCAAATACAATTTGACGACCACCTATTGAACTGTAATACAGTGTTCTACTTGAAGCAGAATTAAACCCAGGACTGACCTGTGTCCACTGATAGGCTGCCGGATTGGTAGATGGAGTTGATGTAGAACTATTATAAACTCCAAAATAATTGTAATTGTCACTGCTGGGACTAAACCCAGCAGTGCCGGTGGCATTGTTTGAATATCTTAAATTAATAAATTGATTTTTATAAAACAACACATCGGTATTGCCATATTGAGTCACAGCACCTGTGGCAGTATTGGCTACTAACACATTACCTGGAATTACTACATTGCCATTGCCAGTGCCTTGTCCTTGATTGCTTAAGAGATAATTTACCGCAGACATTACCTCATTGTCGTTAGTAACAGCAAATGTTCCCATTTATCTAGAATCCTCTGTTGGAGTAAACTGCCAGTTGACAGCAGTGCATTGCCAAGTGTCTGTGGTGCTAGAGTTGTTGAGTTCTATTGTGACAACTCTGTGTGCGTTTTGATTGATCTGTGTCCAGGGATTTTGTGTAGCAACGGGCATAGTGACGGGTGTTTGAAATCCATTGGGTTGATCTTCAACTGTGGTTCCCACACTGTTGGTTCCGCCTATGCGGACTGTGATATTACCCACACCTTCAATGGGTATGCCTGCTTGATCAATATTGACCACTTCTGGTAGGATGCGATGTAACAGGGCCTGTTGACTGTATTTTAATCCAAGACTAATGTTGTCTCTGCGGAACTGACTCACAATTGGTTGATTGTTTAAAAATGTGGTTCCTGTGTCTTTTTGCACAATAGCAGTATTGGCCACACCACGACTGTAAACAATAGTTCTTGATGCTTTGTCAAATGCTTCTGTGCTGTCAGGCAATGTTACATACCGTGGACCTTCTGTGGCATGACTGGCCGAACTGACATCTCTAGGCGGATTGAATATGTCCAAATCATAACGATAACTCAACATCTTGTTGCACCAACCAGTTGATGTCATGTCTGGATAATAAATTTCAATTTGATTGCGTCTGGTGTTGTTGACCACAAACACTCGATCACTATATTCTGGATTCAGGTTGTCAAAGAAATAGTTTCTTACACGCTGATTGCCCAAGCTCTTGAAGTTGTTGCCATCAAACACCCAAATGTCTCTGGCATCTAGGCCATACACTGTGTTGTCGGCATTGGCCCAGCAGTTTTGATTTAAAAGACCGCGACCTTGATTCATCAAACGCACACCCAACACAGGTGCTGTGGTTGAAGTAAAATTCAATGGACTAAAAACCACTGTGTCCCAATAACTGCACACATAAAAATTACCATTGGCAGGAAAGCCATCTACCACAGGACCACGCACAGGCACTTCTAATTCGTTGGCTACATCGTTTAGGGTTGGTTGCCAACTTTGTGGCACTGCTCCTAGTGCAGGAAATACTCGACTCCAACGCACTGTGGTTGGATAATTGTCGACTTGACTTGTGCTGGCATCAACGCTTCTTAGATTACCAGCAATTAACAAACTGCCCACATTGGGACTGTTGTAGATACGCATGAATTGTGCGGTAAGTGCTGACCAATCAGGATTGTAATTCCATATAGGTCCAGGACCAGCAGGATCATTGCTGTATTGTTCAAACTCACTGGCATCACCCAGCAAATACATAGGGGGATGTAGACCATCGTTGATCAACAAGGTAGTGCCCGACCAAGCTTCAGTAATACTGGTAGTGTCGCTGTAACCTGACAATGGTGTTAAATTTGGACCACATTCTACTGCTGTGCCAGATTCATTTATTCTCCACCAACGACCTGTGTTGGTAGCAACAATATACCACCACACATCTTGATCTCTATAGCCACCTGTGATATAAATTGGTGTGCCTTGAATAGCATTTAATATTGTTTCATCACCCAGCACTGATCTAATACCGCGTGTGTCAGTTTCTACATTTTGACCTGCGTTGTATTCTGTGCCAGCCAGGGCCGCACTGGGCACATCAGGAGTAAAACTCATGTTGACAAAGGGTGTTTTAACTTCGGTAAATGTTTGTGCCATGTTTGTTCCTTGTTATACAATAATTAGCGGATAGCGAAACATAACTACGCCTGAACCGCCTTGACTAGGCCCATATTGACCGCCAGCATCACTGCCACCACCACCACCTGCTCCCACATATTGGCTAGGCTGAGTGGCCACTACCTGGCGAGTGGCTCCGTTGCCGGCACCGGGGCCACCAACGCCAAATCCTGTAGTGCTGGTGGCCCCGCGTCCACCACCACCGCCTGAACCATAATAGGTTGGAGTGCCGTTGAAATTGATCAATATGCCGGTGCCGCCATTGCCTGCCTGACTGGTAGAAGGAGCGTTTTGTCCTGCTGTGGTCCAACCACCACCACCACCACCAGTGACACTGTTTGAACTGCCGCCACCGTTGTTGCCACCACCAGTTGCGGTTCCGCCTGTGGTTGCACCAACAGTAGATCCACCGCCACCGCCACTGCCACCATTTTGGCCATTCGCACCTGTTGTGCCACCATCGCCGCCTTCTAAGGCCACCAAATTAGTAGACACACCAGTTACACTACTGTTGCTACTGCCATTGCTGACTGTTACAGTAAAATTGCGATAGATAAAATTTCTACTGCCGGTCAACACTTGCCCACCACCACCACCACCACCTTCTACGGATCCACCATTGCCACCACCTGCTATTATTAGGTATTCCATGGCAATGCTGGCATTGTTGGTGTTGAGTTGATAGGCTGGATTTACACTCAATGTGCCATTGCTGGTAAATGTATGAATTCTATACAGCACGCCATCTATGTTTGCTGTGGTTATAGTGCCACCTGTCACATTGACAGGAACTTGAAATATACCAGTTTGATTGTGAAAAAATGGCATGTTTACACATATCCTTTGACCAGATTGCACAGATAATTGGTGCCATCGTAGAATATACTCATGACATCTATGCTTGTGGCTGGCAAACTCAGTGTGTTGACACTGTAGGCAAATTTGTATGCGGCATTGGGAGTCATAATTCTACCGCCTGTAGCATCTTGTGTAATGATCAAAGTGATACTTTGTCCTGTGGTCATGCCAGTTGGAGCATTCAACGCAAAGTTGGCTGTGGCTGTGATCTTTTGCACAGGACCCGTGCTCATGACAGGTGTAAAACTTGTGCTGGAGTTGACTGAAGCCGCTGTGGTTTCCACATAGGGGCCCAGCGTGGTTGTGCCAGTGAATGTTTTGTTGCCGGCTACAGTTTGATTTGTGGTCAAGTCCACATAGTTGCTTGCGGCCAAACTGGTGATGGTAACAGCACCAGTTGAACTGTTGATACTGACACCAGCTCCTGCTATGATACTGGTCACAACGTTGGACAAATTGCCACCAGAACCAAAATGTGTTCCTGTGATGTTTGCACCCAGCACATTGCCTGTGACACTCAATGAACTGCCGGCCAACACACCTGTGTAAGTGGGCAAGTAAGCGGCCACGTTGGCATTGGTGTAGGGATTTGGATTGTTGTTGGTAATGGTCACAGCACCTGTTGCGGCACTTACGCTGATGCCAGAACCAGCCAAAATGCTGGTTGGAATACCGGTCAAGTTGGAACCAGAACCAAAATGTGTGCCAGTGATATTGCCAGTGGCCGTCACAGCCGACACATTGCTGATTTGGAAACCATTGCCGTTGATGTTGCCACTCATGGTGCCACTTAGGCTGGCTGTAATGCCAGTCAGGGCCGATCCGTTACCAATAAAGTTGAGTCCAGCAATATTGCCAGTGGTGCTTAAACTGCCAGCTGTCATTGTGCCAGAATAGGTCTGCAACACGGTCTGCACATTGCTGTTGCCGTAGCCACCTGTGGCACCTGAGATGTTGCCAAACACGTAACCTGCTGTGACATTGCCTGTGGTTGAAACAGCATTGCTTCCAAATGCGGCCAAAAAAGTGGCCACTTGAGTGTTGCCATAATTGGCTGGCAAGCCAGTTATTTGACTGCCATTGCCCAGCAAATAAGCACCGGTAACATTGCCAATTGCACTGATAAAGTTGGCCTGTATGTTGGCACTGTTGACTGGCAAATACGCAGCCACGTTGCTGTTGCCGTATGTGGACACAATACCAGTCAATTGACTGCCATTGCCCAAAATGTATGTGCCTGTGACATTGCCTGTGGCTGTGATATTGCCACCGGTAATGTTGCCTGTGGTTGAATTTACATAGCTTTTGAGATTGGCACCTGTGACAGTGTAGTTGACTCCACCGGCCACTGTGGGCATGATAGTGGCATCTGTGGGGGCACCTTGATCAGGTAATTGGCTAAACTTGATATTGCTCATTTTTAATTTTCCTCAATAAACTGATCACTGTTTTCACTGATCAAGTTGTTTGCATCCTCGGTAATAAAATCCGTAATGGTAACAAACACAGGCGAGTTGCCTATGATGATGCCAGTTCCGATTGTGATACCACCGCCTATTTGTATCATGATATTGTGATCACTATGTTGGCACCATCAAACACCAGGGTATCTCCTGCGGCCACTGCTTTGGGTGTTATACTACCAAAGTAAAGCATGTTGCCACTGGTGCTGGCATCCATAATGGCTGCACTGATCGCTGTTGGCCAAGTGTTGCCAGTGGCACTGAATGTGACATTGGCATTGCCTGTGCTGATACCTGCATTGGCTGAATTAAATGTGACCAACTGACGGCTGTAGTTGTTGCCAGTCAATTCATCACCTGGTGTGGTGGCTGTGTTTGTTGTGCTGTAAAGAGCCATATACACATTGGCAGGAGCTGTGTAGGTTGTGGCCTTCAAGGTGCCATCCAGCACCTTGTTTTCTAAATATTGTGTCATTGGCATAGTGTGTTCCTTAAGGGTGTGCTGAATTGGTTAATGGTGTGGTATGATAACTGCTAGGCATCAAACTGTAGGTGCCAGTGCTTTGACTGGTTCTACCAGAACTCAATCTGTATAGGCCATCATCAGATCCAGAAGTGTATGTGCCAGCTGAATAAAAATTAATCCAAGCCTGTTTGCTGTTGATTGTGCCAGGCATGCCTTGTCCACTTAACAAGGTATAATAAGGCAATCCACTAGGACCGTCTGTGGCTGTGGGATCTAGTATATCTCCAATGCTGGCCCAACCACTGTTGAGAAACAGGTAATTTGTATTGGCTGTGCCAGCAGTGGGGCTAAGAGTAAAAGTTTGTGAATTAAAATCACCTGCGGCCAGTGTGCTTTTCCAGTATGGTCGCCAGGTCACAGCACTAGGGTCAGACACAATGTTGCCAGATATAGTTACTGAGGTATCAACCGTGCTGATAATGGCACCTGTGCTGGCATTAACCAGCACAGAACGCACAGCATTTTGTCCTGTGCCCACTGTGCCGCCTGTCCAGAGGGCAAAACTTGCACTGGTAGGTGCATGACACACCACCAACGTAATAAATTTGTCAGCTACGGCGGTGTCCCAATCTAGGCCAGTGCCAAAGTATATTTGAGTATATGTGCCATAGTTCCAGGTAAAACCCACGCGATTATCTGATGCTCTGCGTATAAGCCATGGAGACAGATTGCATGTGTTACCACTGGCATTGGCAAAGTTCACCGTCCATGGACTCCAGCTTGAATATACACCATCAAAAGTGCTGGGACTCAAATAACCTAGACCGCCTTGGTCTGCCCAAGTAAGGTTGCTGATGGTGCTGGCTTTGAAAGTGACGGAAAAAATGGCACTTTGATTGGAACCAATACTGGTGCTGTTAAATGCCATGCTGATGTTGTTGCCAAAATCAGGACTGGTCCAGTCATTGCCATACAAGCTGGTGCCTGTGCCTATGCTGGGTCTAGCAGACATGGCAGTGGTTACGGTGGTCCTGAAACTGGGACTGCTACCACTCCACCATCCTGCATATTCACTAGCTCGACCCAGACCTAACATTATGAGAACGCCGGTGAGATGGTGATCAAATACTGGACGGCCGCGGTGTTGTAGTTGTAGGTTCCAGTGATGCTGATCATGACTGTGGTATTGGCTGTGGCTGTGACAGTGTTGACGCCGCCAGCATAGCGATAGGCAGTGCCTGTGGGCATGGTAACAGCGTATGGTGTAGCACCCTGCTGTATAATCAAGGTTACTGTGTCACTTTGATTGGCATAGCTGGCATTGGGTTTTAACACTCTAGTAATAAAGCTGTTGAATGTGACTGTGGTAATGGCTTCAGTTGGATACACCTGTAGCACTTGGCCCAAGGATTTGTCCACATTTAAAGTGCCACCACTGCTGGTCACATTGGCTGTGAATTCATTAAAGCTACTCAGACTACCCAACTGTGCTTTGGCCAAGGTGTCATCACTGCGGAAACTGTAGTAGTCAGTGGCCTGACGGGCTATGTTGCCGTTGAGGTTGCTTAATCCAGGAATGATCTGACTGGCACCTGGCATGTAAAAACCAACTACTGTGGTAGTGCCTGTTACGTTGGCATTGGCTGGAGCACCAGTGAAATTTGATACCATGCCTATTTGTGTAGTAGCATTACCAAACACTGTAGAGTTGGCATTGTTGACGGTAAGTTGATTTAAAAGGCCTATGATTATGTTGGCACTGCTGTAGTTTTGCACAGTCACACCATTAAAACTGCCTGTTACACCTGCTGACCATGCCACATTGCCCAACAGGCTTAAATTGGCATTGGTGCCTTGTCCAATATTGACCTGATTGCTATTACACACAGCCAGAGTTGGTGTATTGGTTGCGGTTACACTGAAAGCACTGGTGCCTCCACCCAGATAAAGGTCATTACGATGGGTGCCAATACGAGTTGTTGTATTACTAATGTTGGCACTGAGATTGCACCACAGCTGATTACTTTGTTCTGCAACGCGAAGACCTGTGTTGGGTATGACCTGGAAATCAGATACCAACAATCTTGGAGTCACTGTGGGAGCGGCAAGAGTGCCTGGGTTGGTCTGAGTATAGATACTGTTGGCACTACCATTGTAGGCATTGCCCACTTGTATACGCCAAGGTGTTGTGGTGCCAAATGCCGTGGCGTTGGCCAGGTCAATTGCCGCAACTGTTTGTATACTATTGGTGTTGGTAACAATGTTGCCCAAGGTAATGTTACCTGTGGTCTTGTTGAATGTCATTGCGGCATTGCCAGCAAACGCACCGCCATCATTGAATTGTAGTTGTGTGTTTGATCCACTAGCGTTGGCTGTGGCTGTAATGCCAGTCAAGGCACTTCCGTTACCAATGAAATAGTTGCCAGAAATATTACCAGTGGCACTAACAACACCGCCTGTGAGCACATTACCACCTGTGACGTTGCCTGCTGTAATTGTGCCTGTGGTGCTGATTGTGTTTGAACCCCAGGCAGCCAACAAGGAATTGACATTACTATTGCCATAACTTGCGGCAATGCCAGTTAATTGGCTTCCATTACCAATAAAATATGCACCTGTAATATTGCCAGTGGCACTGATCAACCCCGCTGTTAGTATATTGCCACCTGTGACATTGCCAGTAGAAGTTACGCTGGTTAATGTGCCTAATGATGTAATATTTGGCTGTGCGTTGGTAGTAACTGTGCCAGCTACAAGAGCATTAGCAACCTGTCCTGAAACATTACCGCCTGCCACAGCATTGGCTGTGTTGGCCACGTTGGCTTGTGCTACAGATCCTGTTACATTGGCACCTGTCAGGTTAGTAAGCAATGATCCATTGCCCACAAAGTAACCTGCTGTGATGTTGCCAGTTGTGCTAATTGTATTTGAACCAAAGCTGGCCATGAATGTAGCCACATTGGCATTTGAATATGTTGCTCCAAGACCAGTCAACTGTGATCCATTACCTAAAATATAGTTGCCTGTAATGTTGCCTGTGGCACTTACTTGACCCGCTGTGTTAATATTACCACCAGTAATATTGCCACTGGCACTGACTACACTACCTGAAAAAGTAGTTGCAATTATGGTGCCTGGTGTGTCAAAACTACCAGCACTGACCTTGCTGGCAGTTATGTTTCCGCCTGCAATATTGCCAGTGGCACTGATCTGTCCTGTGGTGCGTAAATTGCCTGCTGTAACATTGCCTGTGGTTGAAACTGTGTTGCTACCAAATGCGGCCATTAAACTGGTCACATTGCTGTTGCTGTAGTTTGCTGTAATGCCAGTTAATTGACTGCCATTACCAATAAAGTAATCACCATACACGTTGCCAGTGGCTGTTACAATGCCTACTGTGTTGATATTGCCGCCACGCACATTGCCTGTAGCACTGACAACACCGCCGGTCATTACGTTGCCACTGGTTACATTGCCGGTTGCACTAACAAAAGCAAATGCATTGGCACCATAACCATTGCCGTTTAGGTTGCCTGTCAAGTTACCTGCCAATGCTCCTGCTGGCAAATTGGTCAATAAACTGCCATTACCTACAAAGTAGTTGGCACTTACATAGTTTGGTCCAACAATGTTGCCAGCAGCACCACTAGTTACCAAATTTGCGGCACTTACAATGTTACCTGTGGTGCTGATCACATTGGCTGTGATATTGCCAGTGTATGTGGGCAAATAAGCCGCCACATTGGCATTGCCGTATGTGGCAGGTAAACCTGTTAATTGGCTACCATTACCAAACACGTAACCAGAAGTAATGTTGCCTGTGGTTGAAATTGTGTTTGAACCAAAAGCAGCCATGAATGTGGCCACGTTGGCATTGCCATAGCTGGCGGCTATGCCGGTTAACAAGCTACCATTGCCCAAGAAATAATTAGCAGACACATTGCCACTGGCAGTGACCACATTTGTGGCTGAATTGAATGTGAATGCAGGACTTGAACCTGTTACGCCTGAATTGTTATAGATAACTTCTGTGTTGCCGCCTGTTAAGGTAATGTTACCTGTAACATTACCAGTTAAATTGCCTGTGACATTACCAGTTAAATTGCCTGTAACATTGCCAATTAAATTGCCAACAAAGTTTGAATCAGTGGTAATTGATCCATTGGCAATGATATATCCGCCAACTGTGACATTGCCTGTGGCGTTTATGTTGTTGGCAGCAATATTACCTGTAGTGGGAACGGCATTACCAGTGCTGTTGTATAGACTGGTATTGTTGTTTGCTGGTATGGTATTGCTCATTGTAGGTCCTTGTTATTTGACCGCATACTGGCGATCGCGTCTGGGTTGGAAAATACTGGTCAAACGGGTATGGCCACCTGACCATTTACCCAAGTTGTTTTGATCTTCTACTGTTTTCCAAGCATCTATGGCTTTTTGTTTATACATCATGGCATCTTCTAAACTGTGCCGCTTGATATAATATTCGTGTAGGCTGTTGTAGATATAACCTTCAGGCCATGTTTGTAGCACAGGATTGGTCTGCACTGTGCCAACCACTACCGCACCATCATAGATAGGCGTAAACAACAGGTTCCATGCCTTGTAGTAATACAGGTTGATTTGAGCACCTTCGGACACATACGGCAGGAACTGATAGTTTGATCCTACTTCACTGAACTTGCCGCGTATGACCGCTGGCACATTGACCGGAGTCAGGTATAACTGTGCAATTAGGCCCTGTGTGATGATGTCTCTGTCACCAATACGATCATACACAATCCAAGGGCCTGTTGACACACTGTTGCTGCTTTGAGCTGTGCTGGTAAATGTCAGTGTTCCTGACACATTACCTGTGTTGTTGTTGCTGAGAATCAATTCTGTTGAACTGGTAAAAAGCACAATGGTTGTATTGCTGGGAATACCCGTGCCGGTGACCAACATGCCAATAGCAAGGCCTTGTCCTGGCACACTGGTCAGGGTAATTGTGTTGGTGCCTTGTGCTCCTGTGGCTGTGGCTGTGGTAGTTACTTCTGGAGTGCCATATTGTCCTTGTTGAAAGAACAGGATAGGCTTGTTCATGTCAGCTGGAATAGGCATCAGTTGATTTTCACCCACTGTGCCAAATGTTGTATATGGGTCTGTTCTTAAGGCCGGTAACTCAATGTTACGCATGCTTAATTCAGCTTGGAATATACACTGTTTGATTTCGTTGTCGTTACTGCTGCCTGTAAAATCTTTGAGATATGTTACAAGACTGTCTGCATCTGGAATTACGAACATGGTTAAATGCCTTTAAAGAATTTTGTTTCTCCAGACTTAGCTGGGTATGGAACATCAATTGGAATAGGTAATCGGCCACCTGGATAGCACACATATTCTGGATATTCCTGTTGCACTACTCGATAAAATTGTGCTTTTAATGTTTTGTCCAATTTGACCACACTCCAGGGCATGCCACCAAAGTATTGATCGCTGATACGGATAGCAATAACATCTGGCAAGTCCATCCATTTGTAGCCAATACCGCCATCGGGCATGTAAGGTGCTAAGGGATCAACCATGCCAGCTTCAGCACCTGCACGGTATTCTGCACAGCGTTTTTTGATTGCCTCTGTGTTCATCTGTTCGCGGGTAATGTAAAACTTACCGTCTTGGCGTCCAGTTGTTGTCTTGATATTTTGACTGCCGTTCCAGCCCTCACGCTTCCAATCACCCTTCATAGCACGGTATAACTTGTTGTTTTTGCTTAACAAACGGTCACCAACGCCATTATGTGCAGTTATAATGCCGCCTGCATCTTGTCTTAGATAATCGTAGTTGTAATCTACCCGGCTGGTGTCAATAATTTCTGGTTTATTTTGGTCTTGGCTCATAATGTATATTTAGTCGGCTTGTGTATTACTGGGTTTATACAAACAACAAAAGGCCCGAAGGCCTTTTGTCTTAACTCCCTAATCTTAAAGATTAGTAAGTGTTTGTTGCTCTTTGAACCAAAGCACTTGGACGAGCTGTTGTAACTGACGCACCACTTGTAGAGATGTTGTTTAACATACCTACGCCTGCTGGGTTACGCACGATCAATGTGCCTTCCATGATGAACTGGTCTAAACTAGCGTCCGCATTACTGAACACTTCGTTGTTAGGACCGAGGTCACGCAAGGAGCCCCATTGTAACACTTCTTCGTTCAGGAAGTAGATGCTGTTTGAAACACCAGCTTGGTCCATGATCCAGCTGTCAAAAATCTCATATGTGTATGAGAAATCGCCCTCGTAAGTCTGAATTGTGTCGCCACGCTCAGAGTTTACACGGTTGATAGTTCTTGAAGTTGGGAATGTATCACTCAACATTGTGCGTAAA